ACTCGTCTCGCCACGCGAGCCCCTTCGCGGCTTCGTCGCGGACGCCACCCGGCGGTGTGAAGTCGATGTGGTCATACCGTGCCGCCATCGTCTGCCTTTCGCTTGCGTGGCTTCCGCTTGGGCTTCGGCTTGCCGTAGGCGTTCTCCTCAACCGGCGGCGGCTCGGGCAGCGGGTCGATCTTCGTGAGCGTCGCCACCTTGTGCCCGACCTGCGTCTCGGTCGCCCGCCATCCGCCGCTCACCTCTTCGTACACCGTGATGAGGGCCGCCGGGTCTTCCGCGCTCGCGTCAATCTTGAAGTCTGTGCCCGGAACATCGAGCGTGCCGTAGTCCATCACGTGATCGACTCGCCCGAGAGCACGCCCGCCCGACGAATCCCACGACACGAAGTCACCTTCGGAGACACTGCCCGGCTTGGCACGCTCCTCTAGCGAGCGGCCGACCGCCGGCGTTTGCGGCACGGGAGCGGGTGCTGCCGGCTCTTCCTGCTTCACCGCCACGCCTTGCAGGATCGTCTCGACGCGGGCCGCAGAGAGCACAGGGAAGGCCGCAGCGATGATCGCCCGAGCGGCGTCCACCGTCAGCATCCCGTCGGTGATCTGCTTCACTACGGTCAACAGCGACGAGACTTCGGCCGTCGAGAGGCTTGTCTCTGCCGGCTCGCCCGGCGTCGCAGGCACCACCGGCTCGCCAGCCGCAGCCGCCACGCCGCCTTGGACCGCCTGGCCGTCGATGCCGCTGCCGGGCTCCTGCTGCGCGAGCACGTCCTCGACAGAAGGCGGTGCCCCGAGCGTCCCCATATTCAGCGGGCGATAGCGGACGCTGCCGCCTTCGACCGGGTCCATGTTTTCGAGTTCGCGGATCTCGTCTGTATTGAGAGCGCCGATCTCCCAGAGCGATCGCATGAACGACGCCCGACTCGCCGCGTCGCCCCGAAGGAGCCCGCGAATGTCAAACTCCACGAGGTAGCGGTCATCCGAGATGAGATCACGGGTGCACGCAGACTCGAATCGACGCAGCCACGGCAGGATAGTGTGAGTCACGAACTCGATGTCGGCTTGCGGGCTGCCCGTACCAAGCCCGAGCAAATGGCCTGGCACGCGGAAAAGTCGGGCGATCTCTCGCAACTGATACTCGCGTAGCTCCAAGTACTGCGCGTCGCTGTTGCTCGATTGCGGCAACTGGTACGGCCTCAGTCCGCCCGTGAGCACCGCCGTTTTCCCGGCGTTCGACGGGCCACCGTGCCGGCGGTCCCACTGGTTCGCCAGCGTCTCGCGAGCCTCGGCGTTGAGATTGCCGTCGGTCGAGAGCACAAAGCCCGGCCGGGCACCGTTCGCGAAGAATCGAGCACCGTGGATTTCGCACGCTCTCGCCAACGCGATCGCTTCCTTGCACTCCTCGACGATCCGCATCCCGTTCAAGCCGTCATCTGACGGGCCGCGAATCTGGAGGATCTGGTCGTTCGAGTAGATCGCCTCCGAGCCCTTGTCCTCGCGGTAGCGGTAGCGGATCGCTCCGTTCTCGACGCGCTCGATCTTCATGCGACTCGGATGGAGCGGCACGATCTGCCCGGCCTTGAGTTCGGAGAACGCGTCGCCCCAGAGCCCAACGTGGAACACCGCTTGCTCACGCCACTCGAAGCTCGTCTGCCAGCCGTTCGGCTGCGCATGCAGTTGACGGTACAGCGGCAGCTCGCGGGCGATCCGCTTCCCGCCGCCCGGCGTCCGCTCGAGCACGTGGAGCGGGAGGGCCGCGACGGTCTCTGCGATCACGCGGAGGCACGAGAACACGGCGGCGACTTGGTGAGCGTTGTTTGAGTCGATCCGCACGCCAGCGGCGGAACGCGAACCGGCGTCCTCGTCCCACATACGCTCCTCGCCTGGGAGCCAGAGGATACGGTGCTGGGAGTTCGAGGCGATCATAGGAAGAAGATCTCGGGGGTGCCGCTGGGCTGCTGCTCGGCAGCCATCCATGCGGCGATGCCTTCGCAACACGCCACAATGCCGTCGATTCGTTCGGTGCTCTTCGCCTTGCTCGGGTAGATGTTGCCGTGCCTGTCTTCAGCCACCGCACAGTTCGACGCGTTCCACGAAAACACCGGCTGCCCCGCGTGCCGCACGCGACCCGACAGCACAAGGTTTTCGAGGGTCTTCAGCGGCGCGCTCATAGCGCGGCCGCCTTGTGGATATCCAACCACGTCCACCCCGTCCCCTTGCAGCATATTCGCGAGCATCTGCCCGTTGAACTTCATATCCACGGCCAGCCGCCGCACCCGGTACTGCTCGCAGATTTGCAGGATGTCACGGTGCAAAACGGTGTAGTCGGTGACGTTCCCTTCGGTCACACGAATGTGCCCGTCGCGAATCCACCCGAGGTAGTCCACCTTATCCCGCTGGGATCGCTCCGCGGCGTTCGCCTCGGGAATCCAGAAGAACGGCAGCACGTCGATTGAGTTGTCGCTCGGGTCTGGGCACACGAGCACTAGGGCGGTGAGGTCATACGTGCTTGCAAGATCGAGACCGGCATACACCGGGCGATCTCCGAACTCGCGGAGCGGCTGCCCACATGCGGCCCACGAATCCGGCTTGAAGAACCTCGTGTCCTGCGTCGTCCAGACATTGAGCCGGTATCGCAAAAATGAATTGAGCTTCGTCGGTGATTGCTCCGCCTCGCGGGCGTCCGCGGCGAACGACTCCTCAGTGATCGTCTCCCCGAGCGAAGGGTTGGCGATCCGCCAGACCTTCGGAGTCTTCCACGTTCCATCGACCGCACACTCGGCCGGGGCCGCGTAGATGCACCCGTAGAACGTCGGGTCGAAAGCCGGATCGGCGATGCACTTCTCCGCGTAGGCGTGCTGCTCCCAGCAAATGCTTTTGCGGTCGTATCCCGCCGTCGTGATCGACAAAATCAGCGGCTGCCGGCGAGCCGCGCCGCCGTACCGTAACGCATCCCAGAGCCGGCGATCCCGCTGGGCATGAAGCTCATCGAAGAGCAGCATGTGGATGTTCAAGCCTTCCGCACGAAACGCATCCGCCGACAGCACGCGATAGAACGAGTTCGTCGCCTTGTGAATGATCGTCTTCCGCGAGTCAATCACTTCGAGCACCCGAGACAACGCGGGCGACGAGCGGACCATCGCCGCAGCCTCGCGGTAGATGATGCCAGCCTGCTCACGGTCTGCGGCGGCACCGTAGATCTCGGCACCTTGCTCGCCGTCAGCAACCAGACCATAGAGGGCGATGCCGGCGAGGGTCGTACTTTTCCCCGCTTTTTTGGGCAATTCCACGTAACCAACCCGCGCCTGCCGAGTCTTGTCGGGCTTCACCCTCCCGAAGAGGTTGCCCAACACGTTCTTCTGCCACGGCATCAGCGTGAATGGCTTGCCAGCCGTCTGCCCCTTGCTGTGACGCAAGAGGCTCTCGAAGAAGTCGAAGACCTGGGCGGCTCGCCCCTCGTCAATCTCTGGGATGACGCCAGCCTTCTCAGCCGCCTTGATGGCGGGCGAAGAAATCTGCCAACTCGTCTTTCGGCTGATCTTGCTTCGTGCCAAGTCGCACCCTAGAGGAAGGCGTTAGCCCGAACTCAGTCATCAGCGACGATTGCAGGCTCACGAGCCCTTTGTAGAGAGAGCCGGCCGGGTTCGGTTTCACGCCGCCCAAATCGGTCTTGATCGTCGGGCCGCTGGCCCGCAACTCGAGGAGGCACGCCTGGGCCGCAGCGTACACCTCGCATAAAGTCGCGAGGGCTTCGCCGTCTCCTGTCGTGAGCACATTCATCGAAAGCAAAATCGGAACGAGCTCATTCCATTTCGCGACCGCGAGCGGTTCGACGTTCAGGCGATCCGGCAGCGGCGGTGCACCGGCCGGCGCGGACGGTTCGCGCTTCGGCGCGCCGCGTTGCGTGCCGTCGAGGATTTTCAGCGGTGTCGGTTTCGGCTTTCGCCCGCGGGTCGCCATGCTTGTTTTTGAGGCAGGAAAACGGAAGGGCTATTCCGCAACACGCGCGTGCCCCAATTACTACTGGTTTTGCTCGTTGGCACCCTAGGCTGCCCACCCCCTACCCGGTCGTGCCGCGTTTTTGTGCAGCCGCACGCGATTTAACCGGATCGAGACTCGGCGTTCGTCTTCTTCTGATGACACGAGGCGCAACGACACGCCCCATTCTCTAGCACATACCGCAAGTCGGGCCGAACCTTGACCGGCACGATGTGATCCGCGTGGGCTTCGCCCTTCGACCCACACACGCGCGAGCAGTCGCGGCAGATGTACCCGTCCCGCTCAAGAACTGCCTGCCGCCATGCCTTGTGGCGAGCCGAGCAGTAGCCACGAGCGGCAGCGTTCGGCCTGGTCTCCAGCCGGCGGATCTTCGCGGTGCCGCGGGGCGGCTTCCACATCTCGATCCGCTGTGGCATCTCTAACTCTTGAGGCTCACGATCGCCGCAGTCCCGGTCGAGTTCGTCGTGGCCGACACGACGCGGAGGAACGGCACTGCGAAGATCTCGTCAGGCAGAGCGTACATGCGACCGTCGGTGGCCGATGGTGCGAGCGTGAGGTCGGCTACGCTGCCGTCGCTCTTGTAGAGGCGGCGATACGGGCCGGTGTCGGTCGAGGCTCCCCACATCTGGAGCGTGCTGGCGTTCGTGCTGACGGTGCCCATCTCGAGCACCGCCCCGGCGAAGTCCTCGATGCGAATAGTGTTCGCGGCTGCGGTGGCAGTCGTGAGGGTGATGCTCACGTCACGCGAGCGTCGGCGAATCTTGATCTCTGACATGGGAGAGCTCCTAGTGGTGGCACTGGTCTAGCCAGCAACGCGGCCTGCTACCCAAAGCGTAGGGCGGGCAGGCGGGAGGCTTGCAGCCCCGGGGCGGCCGTCTCTCGCCGCAGTAGCGCACTTCAGGCGTCACCACTCGGCCGAATGGAAGCGCCCACCGTGGTAGGCGTGGTCATGGGCTTCCTGCGGCCTGGCCCTGCCAGGCGATCCGCCGCCGCCAGAGCAGGCCAAGCACCACGGGCCACTGCCTTGAAACTCCTCGACAAGCCGCTCGGCATCAACGCTCATCCGGCATCGGCAGCCCTTGCAGCACGACTCGTATAGACCGCCATGAAGAACGCGGCGTCTGGCAAACCGAATCAGCGCGTCGCTTTCTTCTCGTTCTGTCACGACCGTCCCTTCGCTCAAGAGCGTCACGCCAGCCGCTCCAGCAACCCGCGCAGGATGTCGGCTTCATGCCCACAGGCAACGCGGCCTTTTGCGACAACAAACTCCAAAGCCTCCCGCTCCACCGCAGTGAGCCTCAGCCGTTCGATCTCTTGCGCCGCCTGCTCCGGTAGCGGGTCAGGCAGTCCGCTGTAGGCCCGGTCGCGGAGCCGCTGCACTAGGTCGCCGCGAG